GTGAGTGGTTCCTCGGCCAAGACGAGGGCTGGGGCGCGGCGTTGGTTTTCGATCTGAGAAAGCCGATCGCCTCGCAGCTGGCCTCTGCCGGTCGCCTACTCAAGGGCATAACGCGCAGTGGCGTGAAGCCGCTGCGAGGCCTGCAGCGCGATCGACGCGCGAACTACCAGGGGATGCTCCGCGTGCTTGATGCGCGTGCCGCCAGCGCGCGCTGGAGTGAGATTGCGAGCGTGATCTATCCAAGGAAGGAGAAGCGCACCGCGGTTGATTCCGTGAAGAAGCTTCACAAGCGAGGACTGGAACTGCTTAATGGCCGATACCGCGATCTGCCATCGCTCGCGCGGTGAGCAGGGGGACGCTAAGTCTAGGCTGTTAATTTCCTCGGTCAGCACATAGCGCGATAGCGCGCTATCTGCCAATAATCGCCACGTCACTCCAATGAAGTGGGGGGCCGAGGCGATGAACGAAGTAGCAATTCTGCGTAAGTACCAAGTCGAAGAACTCACCGGCCGCAGCTATAGCTCGCTTCGCCGCGACATGGCACGCGGTGATTTTCCAAAACCCGTACAGATCGGCCCTCGCGCGATCGGGTGGCGCAGCCAGGAGGTGCGTGCTTGGCTTGAAAGCCGCACCACCGCTTCATTGCCGCCAGTCGGTAAGCCAAAGGGATCACCCGCCTAAAGCGTCCACCGCGCGGACGAAACCAAGAATGAACCATACCGCGCAAATCACCCAAGGGAGCGCCCCACCAGTGGGGGCGATCCCGCAGGCGTTGCTCGAGCGAAAGCATCCGAAATGGAGATGACACCGCCCGATTGGAGTCATTCGATCGAGGCTGAGCAGAGCGTGCTGGGCGCGCTGATGCTCGATAACGTGGCCTTCGACCGGGTGGCCGATCTCATCAGCGAGCGGGATTTTTATACTCGCGAGCACCGCGCAATTTTCCGCGCGATTGCCAAGCTGATCGACGCCGGAAAGGGCGCCGATGTCGTCACCGTCACCGAGCGACTGACGGCCGAGAATGCGCAGGAGTTCGGCAAGGTCGCGAGCTATCTCGGGATGCTCGCCCAAGAGACCCCAAGCGCGCTCAACATTCGGCGCTACGCCGAACTGGTGCGCGAACGCTCGATATTGCGCAGGCTCTTTGGCGCCGCCCAGGATACCTGCGTCGCGGTGGCTAATTTCGGAGGACGCGACGCCGGGGTGCTGCTCGACGAGGCGCAGGCGCGCATCATGGAGATCAGCGAGCACCGCGTCGGGCGCGAAGATTTCCAGCCGGCGAGCCAGGTGCTCGCGCAAGCCTTCGAGTTCATCGATCATCAGTATCACCGCGACGATCCGAACGCGCCGACCGGCGTTCCGACAGGTTTTATCGACCTGGACAGCATGACCTCCGGGCTGCATCCAGGGCAGCTCGTGATCCTCGCGGCGCGCCCGGCGATGGGGAAGAGCGCACTTGCGCTCAACATCACCGAGCACGCGGCGAGCGTGACCGGGAAATGGGCGCTGTTCTTTACGCTTGAAATGGGCAACCGAGAGCAGGCGCTGCGCATGATCGCTGCGGGCGCCGGCATCAACGTCCAGCGCCTAGTCACCGGCCGGCTCTACGACGAGGAATGGTCGCAACTCTCCGCCGCCGTTTCCCGGATGCACGTTTTGCCAATTGCCTTCAATGAGCAGGCTGGGCTCACGGTGATGGAGCTGCGAGCGCTCGCGCGACGGGCCATGCGTGAGCATCCCGGCGGACTTTCCCTTGTGGTGGTCGACTACCTGCAACTCATGCTCGCGAGCGACAACGAGGCGAACCGGGCGATGCAGCTCGCGGAAATTTCCCGTGGCCTGAAGCTCCTCGCGAAAGAGCTGCAGGTGCCCGTGATTGCGCTGAGCCAGCTTAACCGCGACCTCGAAAAGCGCACCAACAAGCGCCCGGTGATGAGCGACCTGCGCGACTCAGGCGCGCTCGAGCAGGATGCGGACGTGATCCTCTTCATCTACCGCGACGAGGTCTACAACGCCTCGACCGAGTACAAGGGCAGCGCCGAGATCATCATCTGCAAGCAGCGCAACGGCCCCGTCGGCATGGTGCGGCTTGCTTTTCGCGCCGATCACACGCGGTTCGAAAACTACGCCGGGCACGACTATTCGTGAGCGCCCTCATCCAAGCCTTGATGTGGAAGAACTACAGCGAGGCGCGCTTTGGCGCCCCGCGCATCATGGCGATTGCGCTCGCCGACGAGGCGGACGACAAGGGCCGCGGCATCGTTCAGGCGGCGGCGACGCTCGCCGAGAAGACGGAGCAGACCCTGCGAGCGGTGCGCATGCAGCTCAAGCGGCTGCAGGATTCTGGCCTGCTGGTCCTGGTGGAAAAGTCGCCTGGTGGACCTGGTCAGGTTAACCATTACCGCATCGATATTTCGGTCCTGATCGGGCTTGATAACGGTGAACCTGGTTCACCGTTAACGGTGAACGCGGTTCACCGTTTGACCCCCCCTAACGGTGAACCTGGTTCACCGTTAGCCGAGCCTCTATATAAAGAATTAAAAGAAGAGAACGTCGAAGGTGCTTCCTCGTTCACCGTTTCGAAGGACGTTTCTGAAGATCGCCGGTTGGCGCGCTGGATGTTTGAGCGCTTGGTAGCGCTGAATCCGCAGCACCGGGTGCCGAACTGGCCGACATGGTGCAAACAGATCCGACTCATGCGCGAGCGCGATGGGCGAAGCAGGCGCGAGATTGCCGAGCTGTTCTCATACGCCAACGCGGACCCATTCTGGCAGGCGAACATCCTCTGTCCCGGCACCCTGCGCAAGCAGTGGGACCGCCTCACGCTTAAGCGCAGATCGAACGGTGGCAGCGGCGCCCAGGCCGCACCGCCGCCACCAAGCGAAAGCGGCTGCACGCACGAGATCGAGGGGCAGCGCTGCGGCAAGCCGGCCGCATTCTGGGACATCGAGGGGCGCGGGCTTTGTCGTCAATGCAGGGAGGACGTTGAACGTGCGTGCGTCAGAAGAGCGGCCTGACTCATCGCGCTCGGGTCAGCGCGGCTACTTTCTTCGCATCAATCACGGGTCCTCTTGCAGAAAAAACCCGTGCGCATCGGACGAGCGCGAAAAGCATCTAGCCAGCGGGCGTACGGAGGGTGGTGTTAATGGGGGGTAATCGCGCCTCCATGGGGTTAATCCTGGACCGGGAGCAACTGTGCGCGGCGCTCGGCATATCGGACTCGGCCATCACGGCGTGGGAAGGAAAGGGACTCCCAACCGTGCGCAAAGGCCGCGGGCGCGGCATGCGGAGCTTGTACGACCTGGACGCGGTGCGTGCCTGGTGCGCCCACAGAGGCTACGGCCACAGCCTTAAGACCCTCGCCGCGCGCCTCTCGCGCGCCGAACTGGCGCCCGGTCGGGGCGCCGCGCCATCGTTGGAGTCGCCGTCGGAAGATGCCGAGCGCCCCGCGATGACAGTGAGGGTCCCGGGGAATGACCAGCCGCCACCTGACGTTGATGACCATGGCTACTTCGAGGCACGCGCGAACCGTGCAAAGACGGAGGCCCGCTTGGCTGAGCTCGACTACTTCGAGCGTCTCGGAAAGTTGGTGTCGACGGACCAGGTGCAGGCTGAGGTGTACGCACTGTGGACCGAGGCTAAGCAGCAGATTCGGACGCTGCCGCACGAGCTCGACCGGAAGCTCGCCGCGGAAACCGATTACGCCCGGCGCATGGCGATCTGGGAGCGCGGATTGAACGATTTTCTCGCGCGCCTAAGCGCGAGCTTCGCCGAACCCGAGGGAGAGTCCTCATGAACGATGAATTGAAAACCAGCATTGACCGGTTCTTCGACCTCATGGAGGAGCGTCTGCATGAGGACCTCGAGGAGGCCTCCGACGAGAACGGGATGATGCCTGCGGCGGAAGCTGACCGCTTGCTGGCGAAGTACGCGGAGATCTTCAACGGCATGTTCGACCAGCTGATGAAAGATTCGGGCAATGCAGATCCTGGCCGCCGCGAGCTCCTGCGACGCGAGCTCGAGCCGTGCCGCGAGATGCTCGCGAAGACAATTCGCGATCGGTTGCGTCCCCACTAAGGGACCATGGTAGACGCCGGCACCGAAGATCGAAGCGGGGCTTGTTTGGATGGCTCCTCTGCAGCGCCGCGTGTCGTCCCTCTGCGCGCGGCCGCTCGCGAGCTCGGCACTTCACCTGAAACCTTGCGTCGCTGGATGCGCGACAAAGGCGCCCCTGGGCTCCGAGGCGCCCCTGGCCGCGGCCGGGGATATCGGTGTGACCCGCAGGCCGTGCGCCGCTGGCGCGCGGCCAGAGTGCCGCAGGGAGATCATTTCAGCCTCGATGCGCTCGGGCGCTTCGCGCTCGATTTCTGGCGGCGCGGCACCGAACCAACCGAACCCGGGCAGCGCCTGCTTGGCCTCCCCAACTCCCGCGCCGCGGCGTTTCTCGTGTTCTTCATCGCCTACGCCGCGCGCCGGCTTGGCGTCGAGGAACCGGGGTCGCCTGAGCTTCAGCAGCTCGAAGCTATCGCCCGGGAGGAGTTCGCAAATGGCAAAACCGTTCATGCTCTGAACGATTCTGTTTAATTCCATCATCAACGTCAGAAAAAAAGAGGACCGATAAAAATGCTCAGCTACGAAGAGATGCGTGCGGCAAGGATTGCCGAATTGACCGGGGAGGCCAACACGCTTGCGCAAACAAGGCTGCAGCCCTTCGGCATGGCGCCGCGCGAGATGTTGGCGGCGTGCTCTCTCAAGGCCTTCAAGGGCCTTGGCGCGCTCGTGGGCAAGACCGACCAGGAAATCGCTTTCCGCGCCGGCATGTGGGCGATGGCGGTGATCCATGGCAACCCGCGCGCGGCGCGCTGGTGTCGCGATGCGGGCGTTCAGCTCGTTCAAGGCTCGCGAGACGCGCTCGGCTTCAGCGATCGCGCCATGACCGAGGGCGTCTTCACCTCCGCGGGCTGGCTCGTGCCGATGGAGATGGAAATCGGGATCATCGCCAATCGCGAGGAATACGGTGCGGCGAGGAGGATCTGCAGCGTCATCCCGATGTCGAGCGCGACCACCAGCATTCCGCGCATCACCGGGGACACGCAGGCGTACTTCGTCGGCGAGGGCAATTCCGGCACGGAAGGCGATGGCACCGGCGACCAGGTGGGGCTGACGCTGAAGGATTTGATGACCTGGATCAACATCGGCAAATCGACCGCGCAGGACACGGTCATCACCCTCGCAGAGATGGTCGCGCGCGAGGAAGGTCGCGCCTTCGCCGTCAAGGAAGACGCCTGCCTGATCTCCGGCGACGGCACTTCCACCTACGGCGGCATGCGCGGAGTTGTCACGCTGCTCAATGATGCCGCATACGCCGGCGGCAAGGTCGACGCGGCGTCCGGCCACGACACTTTCTCTGAAGTCGACGTGTCCGACGTGACATCGCTGATTGGCCTCCTGCCGGTCTATGCGCGCGCAGGGGCACGCTGGCTCGTCAGTGGAATGTTCGATGCCATGGTCTTCGGGCGCCTGAAGCTGACCGCCGGCGGAAACACGGAACAGTCGGTCCAAGGGCGTGTCGTCGAGGGCACATATGCGGGCTTCCCGGTCACCGCCGCGCACCACATGCCGGCCGGGGCCGGGACGACCTACAACGGCGTCACCATCGCGCTGCTTGGGAACTTCAACCTCGGCGTCGCATTCGGCACCGGCTCGGGAATGATGATGACGGTGGACCCCTACACGCTCGCGCACAAGAACCTGACGCGGATCATCACCACCGAGCGCATCGACATCAACGCACACGGCGTGAACAAGTCGACCACCGTTGCGGGCCCGATCGTCGGGCTGCACGGCACGACCTGATCCGTGACCAAAAATTTGCCGCTCGAAGGCGAGTCGCGCCCGCATAGCCTAGAGCGTTGGGGGTGGGCTTCCCCCAAACCACACCCATGCGAGCGCACCGGCGCGGCCTACGACGCGCGAAATCGGCACGGGTACGCGGGGATCCCCTTCTCCTGGACGCGTGCGGAGAGCCGATGCTTTTCCCCAGAGAGAAACCGACGCCCCGCTCGACAAGTTTGGGGCGGCCTTTCGCGAGAAAAACAAAATGCTGAATCCAATCACGCCGCCCGGCGAGGCATCTTCATCGCCTAGCCTTACCGGCGCAGGCTTGTGCGGGCCCGGACACCTAGCCTGGCCGGCCGGCCGCAAACTCAGGGCGCTAATCAACCGCCGCGCGCGCGAGCTCTCGCATCGATTCTACGAGCGTTGCGCCTGCGACATGATCAATGCCGTCGCCGCAAAATCGCTCGACGAGGGCCGCATTCAGTTCTGGCAGCCTAGCGATGGACCCACTCAAGGCTGCGAGCCCAGCGTTGCCTCCCGCGGCGAGTTACTTCACGTCAAGCTTGGGGACATCCACCGGGAGCTGCACGAGGTGCTGAAACTCGCGCAGAAAATGTTCCCATGAAGGCAGCCGGAAAGGCTTGAGATGGCCAGCCGCGTCAATACTTCTTCTGAGCGTGTGGAATTAGTAGCCGTCGACAAGATGTCGGCGGTCGTGAACCAGGCGAAATCGAACATCGGCGAGCTGCGCGCCGGGGTCGACACGCTGCGCAATGTCCTCGCCGCGGTGGGCGTCACCGTGGGCGTGGGCGCCATGGTGAGGCTCGCCTCCGACACCATCAAGGCCACAGCGGCGCTCGACGACATGGCCGAGTCGACCGGCGCTTCGGTCGAGAATCTCTCGGCGCTCCAGCGCGTCGCCAAGGTCGGCGGCCATGACTTCGACGGGCTCACCGGTCAGATCGGTCGCATGATCAAGGGCCTAAAGGAGCACACCGACGAAGGCAACAAGGCGGCGAGCGCGCTCGGATTTCTTGGCGTGAGCGCTCGCAATGCGAACGGCCAATGGCGCGACACCGGCGAGGTGCTCATCGAGGCGGCGCGCAGCCTCGGGAAATACCAGGACGACGCGGGCAAGGTCGCGCTCGTCCAGGACCTGCTCGGCAAGGGCGCCGAGCGCTATCTGCCCCTGCTGCGCGACATTTCCGACGGCACGGACCTGCACGCGACGGTCACGGCGAAACAGGCCTCGGCCGCGGAAGAGGCAGAGAAGAACATCAACCGCCTGAAGCTCGTGCTTGAGGACGCGAAGCGCGAGATCGTGACCGGCATTACGCCGGCGCTCGTCGAGTTCACGACCCAGCTCCTCGCGGCGCGTGAGGTGGCCGGCGGCTTCGTCCCCGGCCTCTTTACCATGGGCATGGGTGGCACCGAGAACATCGCGGCCGAGTTGCGGCGCTTGAAGGCCATGCGCGATGCGG